CAAAGAAGGTGCAGAATGTTGTTGATACAATATTCAACAAAGGAGAGCCTGCTATTTCAACAGTAAGAAAATGACTTCATCAATAGTATTAGTTACAGGTGGTTTTGATCCATTACATAGTGGACATATTGCCTACTTTAAATCAGCAAAAGCAATCGCACCATTGAGTCCACTCGCTGTAGGACTCAATTCCGATCAATGGTTAGCAAACAAGAAAGGTAAACCATTCATGCCCTTAGAGGAGAGAATAACAATCGTCAGAGAATTGAAAATGATTGATGTTGTGATTGAATATGATGATAGTGATGGAACCAGTAATCGTGCTATTGAACAACTATTAGAAATATATGATAAGGTTATCTTTGCAAATGGTGGAGATAGACACAATGAGAATGTACCAGAGTATGAGAAGTTCAAAGATAATCCTAACGTGATCTTCCGATGGGCTGTTGGTGGTCTTAACAAGAAGAACAGTAGTTCATGGATACTTAATGATTGGGATAACAAATGAATAGTGAATTGCTATTGAAAATATACATGAAAGCAAAAGAGAAACCACTTGCTAAACCAGTAAGGAAACATTATAATGTGGTTACGTATGGTTAAATAGATGAATATTTTTGTAACTGACCCATCTCCCTATAAATCTGCACAGGTACTACCTGATAAGCATATCGTCAAGATGCCCTTAGAAACTTGTCAAATGCTTTCTATTGTTGCATCTGATAAATGGGGTCATGGATTTGGTAAGTTACCAAAGAAGGGTGGTGGTTTCTACAAAACAGAGAGAGGTGCATTTCGTAATCATCCCTGTACTATATGGGCTCAGACTAACTTCTATTGGTTAATAGAACATGGTCTTGCTCTATGTTCAGAGTACACATACAGATATAACAAAGTTCATACTTGTCAATATACTATTGAGTATGCTGATATGACGTTTCCATCTTGCCCAGCCCCAGTATCATTTGTATTTGCAGGGTTTGATGAGTTTAAGTATGATAATAGTATTGATACCTTTACCAAGTACAAAAGATATATCAATGCTAAGCCATGGGTCAAGGACAACTATCTTAGAAAACCAGAGAGAAAACCTGATTGGATAACATGAGAGATTTAATATTATTTGGAGATTGTAGAGATACACTCACACAATTTGATGAGAAGGCAAGATGTTGTGTTACATCCCCACCTTACTATGGACTCAGGAACTATGGGGATGAGGAGAATCAAATCGGACATGAACAAACACCTGAGGAATATGTTGATGAAATGGTCAAGGTATTCAGATTGGTTCGAGAATGTCTAACTGATGATGGTACTGTATGGTTAAACATAGGGGATAGTTATTATAACTATAGACCTGGTAAAGGTCAAGCACTTTCTAAACAAACACTAGCAAAGAATGATCAAGACCTACCTAGTAAATGTGCAAGGAGAGGTAATAAACTAGATGGATTGAAAGAGAAGGACTTGATTGGTATTCCTTGGCTTCTTGCCTTTGCCCTGAGGGCTGATGGTTGGTACTTAAGACAAGATATTATCTGGAATAAACCTAATCCCATGCCCGAAAGTGTAAGAGATAGATGTACTAAATCACATGAATACATATTCTTATTAAGTAAGAGTCAGAACTATTACTTTGATGTAGATGCTATCAAAGAACCTACAAGAAGAAAGAGATCAGTATGGGATATAACTAAGAAACCATACAAAGATGCCCATTTTGCTGTATTCCCACCTGATTTGATTGAACCCTGTATCAAGGCTGGTAGTGAGAGAGGAGATATAATCCTCGATCCATTTATGGGATCAGGAACTACTGCTATGGTATCTAAACAGTTAGGAAGAGACTACATAGGTTGCGAATTACATGAAGAGTATGGTAAACTAATACAAGATAGACTACAACCATACCATAATCCCTTAGAGAAGTTTTATGAAAAAAGTTGAAAGACATAAGTATGATGGAGATACGATCATAGCAACCAGAACACTTGAGTTCGATCCATTTCCTTATGAGTACATAAAGGATGTGATGAAGAAGATTGAGTGTTACCTTACACCTGACTTATTAAAACACAAGAAATTGAAATATCCTGAGGATGTTATCAAATACAGATTTTATGGACATTGCTATCATTCATCACAGGCACTATTCTTCATGATGGACACAGATAAGTTGAAACCTTATAGTGGAGTTGATTGGAGAGAAGAAAAGCATTGGTGGTTACAGGATGGAGATACAATATATGATGTAACTGTTGACCAGTATAACTGTAGAAACAAAATACCACCTTATGATGTTGGTAAGGAAAGTAAATGGTACGGATGGAAACAAAGACCACAACAACTAACACTAGATCTCATGGTTAAAGTATTAGGAAAGAGATTACTTGACGATAGAACTAATCCATGATATAATCATTTCATAGAGGAAGCTCTTTAAGCATTTACCCCTCTATATCAAAACATATTATGCGTTAAAGCAGGAGAAACAACAATGTTTGATGATCAATTTTATCATAAACCACCATCTACAGACAATATAGAAGATTGGAAAGAAATTATAGAACAATCAATGAAATATGCTCCACCAGAAACAAGGCCTGGTGAGAAATGGATTGAGAGAGTTCCTATGCTTACTAAGGATGTAAACAGAACTGACTCAAATGGTGATAATAAAAATCTTGTAAGATTTGAAAATCCTGGTGATAGAGAAAATACAGGTAGTTTTCAAAAAGGAATTGATGTTAGAGAATTACCACCACATACCTTAAAAAATCCTGAGACAAGTGAAGACGATCTAAATGGTGGTTATGGTAGGTTTGAAACTTTTGCACAGTTAGGATATAAAGTCTGGTTGATTGATAAGTATGAACCTGATGAAGAATCTCGATCAGAATTTCAAAAAACTCATGAGGATGTAAGAGAAGATTCTGCTCTAAGTTCTAATGGTCGTGATAAAGGATCTATTGCTAAAAAGAAGGATTATGTTGGTGTTCTTAGAAATAAAATAGACAAATATCAATGGGATAAGTCAGAATGTGAGAACTGGTTCGAGAAGGGTATCAAACATAGTCTTTCTAAAGATCAAATAAGAGATTACATTAAAACTGCTATCAGGGAAGAAAATGCTAAGAATAGGATGAACTGGCCTAAAGATTATGAAGTTAATCAATATCTTAAAGATAGTGGTAAGAAAAATGTTTCTATATTGAATACAACTCATGCTGAAACTGGAAATGATCAAAGATTTGTTCGTAGTCTACTACCTATGATGAAGAGTTATAACAAGACACAAGAAACTCAAAAGTATTGCCTATACAATACTCAAGCAGATACTCATGAAAAATTTGATCTAGCTAATGGAGAAATGGTCAAAATGATGACGAATCATCTTGATACTATTCTTCGTTTTGCATCACTTGTTTCCTTAAAGCGTCTTGATAATCCTGATTATACACCATATAAAGCGGCTTACAGAGTAACACAAAAGATTGGTAAAGAAAAGATCAATCAGATTGTAGATTATCCAGAATCATAACTGGCACACTAGGGGTTGTAATAACCCCTTTTTTATTATATAATATAAAAGTAATAAAAGGAGAATAAAATGATCGAAGGATTTGTATTAACATTAGTATTGATGACTTTTTGTATTGGTTCATCATTTGCAATCGTAAACTTTGCAGCTAAAGGGAGGTTCTTCTAGTGAGGTGTGAAGTTAAACTATACGTTGCAGGTAAGGTATTTACTGAGGATGTTCATGCTGTTGACTATGCTGAAGCAAGGCAAGTTGCACTAGCAAGAAATCCTAACGCAAGAGTAATTGGTGTAAATGCGAAGTTCTAACTATCAAACCTTTTATAAGGATGCGATAGCGAATAAGAAAGGATACGTAACTAAAGACGGGATGTGGGCTGCTATCCCGTCTGATGGGAAGAAGTTTGCTATTGTTCACAATGGACAAATAGTACACTTCTCAAGAAACTACGATAGTGCTATGAACTACATAAAGAGAGAACTGAAAAGGAAATGAACCTATTAAATACCTTTCGCAAAAAATTCAAAAACATTTTTGTTGGGTCGCATAGGGGTGATGACTTTATTTTAGAAAACATCACCAAAAGTAAGATGAAAAAACCTAACGAGAATGATATGGGAGTTGTTCCTGATGAGTGGTTCGAAAAGCAACCACCAGCCTATACTGCTGAGAATAAGAAGAGTGACGAGCAAGATTTAGCACCCTCGTCTTATGAACCACCAGAGGAAGAACCCGAAGACATACATCAAAAAATGTATGAGATAGCAACTGCAAAGTATAATCCATTTGCTGTTGGTGGTTCGGAGAATATTCAAGACTTTAACAACGTAGGTGGATCAGAGGAGGTACACAAATGAAAGATCAAGCATCCGTAGGTAAAGAGTCTCCATCTGTAAAATATCAGAGAGCATTAGACTTATTTACTGAATCAGTATTAAAACCAGACCACGATTTGCGTGGTTGTTCTCATAATCAAGGGTGTTATAATGAGTTAATGGAAATACGAGAACACGTTTTAGAGTATCTTAAAACTCTTAAAGAAGTCACTTATCACACAAATGCTGACGAGAGTGATGAGATTGAATCTGCAAAACTATTAAGTGCAAAACAACGATAGGTATTTGTGCGTAGGCATAAATTTTTGTTAAAATGTATCAGGAAATACAGACATCATTT